GGCTTGGATGGTAGCCAGAGGACAAGAGTCCGAAGCACATCCGAACTTGCTGTAGATGAGATGACTGCCTTGATCGAAAGAGTAAAGCAGTTAGCCAATCAACTTGATGTGCGAATGGAGCATATTGAATATGGATGACGATTACATTACTGAGCAGGATTACTACGCTCAACTTCATTACGAACAGACTCTCTTGGAAGAGCAGATGATGCAGGAGGAAGAAGATGCCGACGACTAAGAGAGAATTCCTGAACGAGTTGGTAAAAGAAAATGACCTGACACTTGAGGAAGACATCTTCAAGTTAGAGCGTGGAGGCAGGACTATCCCTATCATCACGAGAACGGGCATTGAAAAGATTCAGTACACCAATGACATCAACGTGGCGTTTGAGGTGATTGAATCTCAGAGAGACTTCTCGGTTGTGAAGGCTATTGCAACCAAGGGTGATAAGACTATCGAAACCTTTGCCTCTGCTTTGTACGGAAAGGGTAGAGATGGGAACGTAACGACGCTGTACGTGGTGGAGATGGCTGAGAAGAGAGCATTGTCTCGCGCTGTTCTCAAACTATCTGGTGCGTACAAGTATGGTGTGTATGGACAAGACGAATCGGAGGACTTCAAAAGTGCCTAAGAAAATTGAAAAGAAACCCACAGTTACTCGTACTGTTAGCAAGATCAACGAAGAGCAGAAGAAGTTAGTTCTCTCGTTGATCAACCATTCAAAGGACATCACCAACAGCGTGATGGATGTTGGCTCTGCTATGGTAAGCGATTGCTTGAAAGCACAGGATGCCATGAATGAACTTGCCAAATCTTTTGGATGGAAGCAGGACAGTCCTTGGTCTGACTGGAAATGAGTCACTGGTATGACAGGGACGGTTCTCCTCGCTACGAAGTAACGAGTAAGTCGGGTTCCTTACGGGACGCGAATCTGCGTGATGCTCGTAAGCATGGTTGGGTTCCGTCCGTGTCTACCGTATGGAAAGATACGGTCGCCTCAGCGGGACTTAATCGCTACTATCAGGAGCAACTCTTCGATGCCATTGTCAGTCACAATCAACAGTGGGAAGAGGACGATGAAAGTTACAAGCGCAGAATGTTTGCCATCTCAAGAGAGGCGGCACTCAAATCTGCGGAGAGGGGAACCTATATCCATGGCCTGCTTGAGCAACAGATGCTCACTGGCTCATGCAATACGGAAGACCCAAACGAACAGGAGATAGTTAGAGCAACTATGGATAAACTGAACGAGATTTGTGGTGATCAGGATTGGGAAGTGGAACACTCGTTCGCTCACCACATTGGATATGGTGGAAAGATTGACGCTCACTCTGACCAGTGGGTTGTTGATTTCAAGACAAAGGAAATGGTTGAGGGTGCAAAGCCTGATCTATACGATGCGTATGGTGTGCAGTTAGCGGCATACAATCATGGTGTAGGTGGCGGTCGTAAACTACTCAACGTTTTCATATCAGTTTCTTCTCCCGGTTACGTAGTCACACACGAATGGGAAGAAAGAGAGAGGCTGTTTAGTATGTTTGAAGCGGCCTTAAAACTATGGCAATTAACCAAGAGGTACGATCCCACATGGCAAGCGTAAACAAAGCAATCTTAGTAGGTCACGTTGGCAAAGACCCAGAGTTCAGGGAGACAAAGTCTGGTGACACGGTCGCCAACTTTTCACTGGCTACTAACAGTGGCTACGGAGATAACAAGACAACCGAATGGCATCGTGTTGTGTTCTTCGGCAAGACTGCTGATGTAATCAAGAAGTACGTTAACAAGGGCGACCAGATTTATGTCGAAGGACGTATCTCTAATCGTTCTTACGATGATAAGGAAGGCGTAAAGCGTTACGTCACAGAGATCACAGGCTCGTCCATGCAGATGTTAGGTGGCAAGTCCAGTGGTAGTGGTGGTGGTGAAGCGTCTAGCGGGGAAGACATCCCATTCTAGACAATAGGGTTTGCGATCTGTACGAGCATATGCGCTACTCCTTTGCTCGTTACTGCTATCGCAAGTCCAAGACAGACCCCTCAGAAAACTGGAGTGAAGTTTACAAAAGTTTCTGGGGGGTTTCTCTTGAAGAGTACATAGAGTACGCAATCAAAAACAACTTGAAGGATCAGTACAAGGAACTCGAATGTCGTTATATAAAGAAATAAAGTTTTACAAGAGGTCGCCTACCAACAGATGCGTGATACTTCAGCAGAATCCGGTGACGATTAATCCTGATCTAATCTGTTGGGCAAAACGTTCAATCAGAAAAGAAGAAATACTGGCTAAAGACGTGGCTTCGCAGAGCAGTTTCAAAGAGGTCACTGTCTACGAGATAGGTTTGTCTGACAACAGCAAGTGGATCATACCCACCTATGAGTACCAGAAGTTAGCGATTGATATTGAGGAGTCTGTGATCCTATGAATGAGTACCAAAAGTTTATTCACAAGTCTAGGTATGCAAAGTATCTGGACTCAGAGAAGCGCAGAGAAACTTGGGAGGAGACGGTAGGACGGTACGTTGACTTCTTTCAAGAGCGTACTGGCATGAACCTAGACAAGGTACGCAAGGCCATTGTCGATATGGAGGTGATGCCTAGCATGCGCTGTCTCATGACAGCAGGCAAGGCTTTGGATAGGGATGCAGTGGCAGGATACAACTGCTCTTACCTTCCTATTGATAGTCCCCGTTCATTCGATGAGTGCATGTACGTTCTCATGTGTGGTACTGGTGTTGGCTTCAGCGTCGAGCGTCAGTACATCAACATGCTCCCTCAAGTTGCCGATGAGTTCCACGACACGGACTCAGTCATCGTGGTTGCAGACAGCAAGATAGGGTGGGCCAAAGCCCTCAAGGAACTGGTGTCTCTGTTGTATGCGGGGCAGGTTCCCACTTGGGACTTGTCAAAGATACGACCGTCAGGCGCTAGGCTCAAGGTGTTTGGAGGTAGAGCCAGTGGACCAGAGCCTTTGGACAAGATGTTCAAGAACTTTGTGTCTGTGTTCAAGTCAGCGGCAGGTAGAAAACTAAGTTCTATTGAGTGTCACGATCTGGTTTGTTTTATTGGAGAGTCTGTTGTCGTTGGTGGGGTGAGGAGAAGCGCGACCATTTCCCTGTCTAACTTGACAGATGAGCGCATGCGTCACGCCAAGTCTGGGCAATGGTGGATGGAGAATCCACAGAGAGCACTGGCTAACAACAGCGTGTGCTACACAGAGAAACCAGACATGGGTATCTTCCTGCGTGAGTGGAGTTCTCTTTACGAAAGCAGAAGTGGTGAGCGTGGCATCTTTAATCGAGAAGCCGCAAAGAAAGTATCGCCTGATCGCAGAGATACCGATTGGGACTTTGGCTGTAACCCATGCTCCGAGATTATTCTCAGGCCGAAACAGTTCTGTAACCTTAGTGAAGTGGTTTGCCGTGAGTCGGACAAACTGGAGGACATCAAGCGCAAGGTTGAGGTAGCCACGATCATCGGCACTATACAAAGTACGCTCACTGAATTCCGCTATCTGTCGCCACAGTGGCAACGCAACACGGAAGAGGAGCGGTTGCTTGGTGTGTCCCTTACTGGGATCATGGACTGTCCTGCCCTCATGGCTTGCAGTGATAGCGCCCTCGCTGAACTACGTGACCATGCAGTCAAGACCAACAAGAAGTGGGCAAAGAAACTGGACATTCCAGAGAGCGCGGCGATCACATGCGTCAAGCCTTCTGGAACTGTGAGTCAACTGGTGGACAGTAGCAGTGGCATCCACCCTAGATACAACTCGTACCTGATTCGCAGAGTTAGGAACGATAAGAAAGATCCTTTGTCACAGATGCTGATTGACTCTGGTGTTCCGCACCACACAGATCCATACAACGCAGAGGCTTGGGTGTTTGAGTTCCCGCAGAAGTCTCCCAAGAGTGCGATCACTCGGCATGACATCACTGCTTTGGATCACCTTGAGATATGGAAACGCTTCGCTCTCAACTGGTGTGAGCACAAGCCTTCAGTCACTATCTATGTGCGTGAAGACGAGTGGATGGATGTTGGCGCTTGGATATGGAACAACTTTGACATAGCCTCTGGTATCTCTTTTCTGCCTAGCGCAGACGAGGCGCACTCATATGAGTCGGCACCTTATGAGGACTGCACCCCTGAAAAGTTCAAAGAGATGTCTAAGTTAATGCCTGCGAAAATTGATTGGGATTCAATCGTTGAGGAAGACGATGTGACAACAAGCAGTCAAGAGTTCGCGTGTGTTGGCGGGGCTTGTGAACTATGAAGATAGATTGGAAGAGTGGTTCTGCCTTTAACCATGGCTACATAGATGGCTATAGGGTTGAGAGAAATCGCGGCATGGGTGACAAATGGTCGTTCATGCTATCTGACAGTAAGAAACAATACATGTATGTCAGTGCGTACATTTACCCTAATAAGGAAGAACTTGAAGAGGCTATATTGAAGGAGATTAAAAACCGTGGACCTGCTAATAATCCCTGACGCTCACGCGAATCCTGACTACGACAATGAACGCTTCACACATCTCGGAAGGTTCATCGTCGCACACAAGCCTGAGTACATAGTTTGCCTAGGAGACTTCGCGGACATGCCGTCGTTGTCTTCCTATGACAGAGGAACCAAAGGTTTTGAAGGCAAGCGATATAAAAAAGATATACAAAGTTGTATTGAAGCCCAAGAGAAATTATTGGAACCAGTTAGGAGTTACAACTCACAGAAAAAGAAAAACAAAGAAAAGCAGTACAAGCCTAAGATGCACATGTGTCTAGGCAATCACGAAGATCGGATCAACAGAGCGACTAACACCGCGCCCGAACTGGATGGCGCTATCTCTGTCGCTGATCTTCAGTACGAAAAGAATGGATGGAAGGTTACTCCATTCAAATCAGTTCTGACGTTAGCGGGTATATCCTTCAGTCATTACTTTACTTCTGGTATTTCAGGAAGGCCCATCAGCAGTGTGCATCTTGGCTTTACTCTAGTATCTAAACTTCACTGCTCTGCTGTGCAGGGACACACCCATCTGTACAACCACGCAGAACAAACACGCCCAGACGGGCAGAAGATATTCGGCCTAAGTGC